CGATAAGTTGATGGCAGGCAAAGGTGTTACTTCTAAGAAAGTAGCCAATGCGCCTAAGACGATTCGACCAGGAACATCTAATCCGCAGAGTTCTGAGAATGAGACAGTAAAAAAAGATAGAGCAGCATTACGCCAATCTGGCAATAAAAAGGATGCAGCTCGTTTATTTGAACGATTTTTATAAAGGAATTTAATCATGGCAGCATATGATCGCTACACCGCTATTGGTGCGCGTGAGGACTTAACAGATGTTATCTATGACATCAGCCCTACCGACACCCCAATCATGTCATCCATTGGCAAAACCAAAGCAACATCGGTTACGCATGAATGGCAAACAGATAGTCTCGCAGCAGCTACCACCGCCAACGCATTAGTTGAAGGTGCATCCGCTTCTGAGGGTACTATTACCCCAACAACCCGTCTCGCAAACTTGACACAGATCGTAGGTAAGACTGTTATGGTTTCTGGTACTCTCTTGGCTTCTGACCTTGCTGGTCGTAAGTCTGAGATGGCTTACCAGTTGGCTAAAGCATCAGCCGAAATCAAGCGCGACATCGAGACCATCATTACAGCAAACCAAGGTCAGGCAGCAGGTACATCTGGCTCTACTGCTCGTAAAATGGGTTCGTTGCTCTCGTATATCAAGACCAACACAAGCAAGAATCCTACTGCTACAACTGGTGTAGACCCAACAACCCTTGGTGTTTCTACTCGTACAGATGGTACAACTCGTACATTTACCGAAACCATCCTCAAAGATGTTATCGCTAAAGTGTTTGCAAGTGGTGGTACACCATCAGCATTGTTTGTTAGCCCTGCATTAAAGCAAGTTGTATCAGGCTTTACTGGCTTGGCTGCTCAACGCTATCAAGTGCCTACGAATGGTCAAGCAACTATCCTAGCAGGTGCTGATTTATATCAGTCCGACTTTGGTGTATTGCAGATCGTTCCTAACCGCTTTATGCGTACTCGTGATGCGTTGATCCTTGATCCAGAATATGCAGCATTGGCATATCTGCGACCATTCCAGACCAACGACATTGCTAAAGTAGGCGATTCTGACAAGAAACAAATCTTGGCTGAATTGACCCTCGAAGTTCGCAATGAAGCTGCTCATGGTGGTGCTTTTGACTTATCTTGATAAATAGTAGATAAGTTGTAGAATAGGGGGTGGGCAAAACCTGCCCCCTTTCTAGGAGTCTTTATGTCAGAACTCGGCAAACGAGGTAATTTAGGTGTAGTAAACGGAGTAGTAAAAACAGCCTACGCAGATGGCGAGGGCGGTCTTATTATTAAAACAGAAACACAGTTAGACGATTTTATTGACCACACAAAGGCTCAATACAATCAGCGTAGTGAAAAGACAGGATGGGGAGACTCTCCCTTAGATGTAAAGAATAAAATAGCATCATTACCTTTAGAGATTATTGAGACTCTAAATGTAATGGGAATTATGCGAGGCTATCATATTACCGACCAAAAAGCCCTCAAGAAGTGGCTAAATAACCCTGATAACAAGGTATTTAGAACAAGGGGGGGTCAGGTATGAGGATTGCCATATTAATCCCTGCTAGAGGGCAAATGGAGGTCGCTACAGCGTTTGATTTAGTAGCAATGTGTGCGTATACCATTAAGACCACAAAACACGATATAGACCTGTTTACTAGCTCTGGAACGCTAATATTCGATCAGCGTAATAGCTTAGTAAAAACAGCTTTAGAAATAAAGGCAGACTATCTACTGTTTGTAGATGCAGATATGAGGTTTCCCAAAGATACCTTAAAAATATTAATGGCTCACGATAAAGATATTATCGGGGTCAACGCAACTACACGATCTGAACCTGTTAAACCGACAGCAAAGAATATTGTCCTTCAAGAGGATGGTTTAGTAGATTGGATGCCGATTTATTCCAATGTTAAATCAGGCATTGAGAAAGTTGATGGCATTGGGTGCGGAATTATGTTGATTAAACGCAAAGTAGTCGAGGATATAGAAATGCCTTACTTCTACTTTGAGCAACTTGGTAACAACAAAATACTAGGTGAAGATATTTACTTTTGCATAAAAGCAAAAGATTCAGGATTTGACACTTGGGTAGACCACGATCTATCCAAACACATAAAGCATATTGGGCAGTATGTCTATGGATGGCATAACATCGAACTACCAAAAGATTAGGAAATCATGGCTTACACAAACTTTACCGATCTCAAAGCATCGGTGGCTAACTACTTAGGTCGGTCAGACTTAACATCGGTTATCCCCGACTTTATTAGCTTTGCAGAGCTACGCATGGCTAGAGATTTACGCACTCGGCAGATGTTACAGTCAGCTACTGCGTTAACAGTAAGTGGTGATGGCAAAGTAGCCTTACCAACAAACTTCTTAGAGATTCGGGATTTACATATCCAAGGCAACCCAAGATACCCCATTACTTATATGTCTCCTAGTTTATTTACTAGGGATGCTCCGGCAGACGAGAGTGGCAAACCAATTTATTACACAATCCTGGCAACCGAGTTTGAGTTAGCACCAAAGCCAGACACAGCGTATACATTGGAGATCCTCTACTATGCTAAACCTACTGTATTGTCTACTGGTAATGCAAGCAATGTATTTCTTGCTAATTATCCAGATGCTCTCCTCTATGCCTCTCTTTTAGAAGCAGAGCCATACTTAATTAACGATGCAAGAAGTCAGACATGGGCAACCCTGTACGACAGAGCAATTAAAAACATATCCGATGCAGATCAAAATGGCGAGTATTCGGGTGTTCCATTACAAATGCGCGTAACCTCACGATAAGGAAATAATATGGCTGAAATGTCAAACTACTTAGAGAATGCACTAGTCAATGCAACTCTACGAGCAACAACCTTTACCTCTCCTTCTGTAGTCTATGTTGGTCTTTATACTAGCGACCCAACAGATGCTAATACAGGAACAGAGTGTACTGGTGGTTCTTATGCTCGTAAATCTGCTACTTTTGGCGCGCCTTCTAATGGTGCAAGCGTAACTACAGCCGACATTACATTTGACCAAGCTACAACATCTTGGGGAACAATTAGTCATATCGGTATCTTGGATGCTTTGACTACTGGAAATCTTTTGTATCACACACCTTTGACAACATCAAAGGCTATTGATACAGGAGACATCTTTAAGATTGCATCTGGTAGCCTTTCAGTTACCCTAGCCTAATGGCATTAACTCTCGAACAGTTAGATCAGTTCGGGACTTTAGAGCAAGTACCATACTCATTCGATCATACTTGGGAAACAGACGAAGTATGTGGTGATTGGAGATTAGAGGACATGGATTCCCTTGGGAATCTTGACCAACTCAATATCTCTTTTGACGATCCTGTATGGACTACTCTGTGTGTTAAGTTCCCCTCTGCATCTATCACAGCAGATGCTACAGTAAGTGCTGATGGAGTTCGCCAACGCACAGGCGAAGCAATCGTTACAGCAGATGCATCTGTTGTCGCAGAAGGACAAAGAACAAGAACATCTAGTGCAGAGATAAATGCAGATGCAACAGCAGTTGCTGATGGATTTGCTATACGCACATCGTCAGCAGACATAACAGCCGATGCATCTGTTACAGCCGAGGCAATCAGAGTATTGGTCGGAGAAGGAATAGTAAATGGAATCGCAACAGTTGATGCAACAGGAATTGCAATACTGGTCGGATCTGCTACTGTCGATGCAGAAGCTAGTGTACAAAGCACAGGTATTCGAGTTAGAACAGGTGATGCGACAATTACAGGCAATGCAAGTGCAGAGTCTGAGGCTATTCGGGTTAGAACATCTACAGCAGAAATAACAGGCACAGCAACAGTAACAGCCCTAGGCGGTGTTGAGTACGCTGGTGTAGGCATCATTATTGCCAATGCATATGTAGATGCACAAGCACAAGCAGTTTATTCTGCAAGCGGATCAATAACAGCTAATGCCACAGCAGTCGCAAGTGGCAATGTATTAGGCGATAATTGGACAGACGAAACAGCAGGAACAGAGGCTTGGACAGGTGTATCACCTAGTACAACAGTATGGACTGTTTCATCGGCAGGATCGGAGACTTGGACAGGAACAACACCAACAGTAACAACTTGGTCAAATATATCTAGCGGAAACTCACAATGGCAATAAGTAGAATAACTTTCGGGGAGTGGACTCCAGATCAGCCAGGTATTACTAATGGTCTTAGGAGAGCAGAAAATGTTTACTCTAAACTCGTTGGGTATGGTGCTTTGCCTACAGTAGTAGATTACTCGGCATCGGCATCTGAGAACCTTAACAATGTAGTTGCAGGCAAAACAACTGTAGGAGCTACATTAGTATTTGCTGGTGGTTCTACAAAATTATTTAAACTAGATGCTGCTGATTTGTCATTAGACAATGTATCTAAATCAGGAAACTATATAACTCCTACAGATCAGCGTTGGAGGTTTACACAGTTTGGCAATGTAATTATTGCAGCAAATGGTCAAGCAAAAATACAAGGGTATAACTTAAATAGTGCTTCTTTGTTTGCAGACCTATCAGCAGATGCACCAGATGCAAGATATGTAACAGTAGTAAGAGACTTTGTAGTATCAGGACACCAAACTGATTACTACAACAGAGTTCAATGGTCAGCATTAGGAGACGAGTCTAGTTGGGCTACATCTGCAACTACCCAAGCAGACTTCCAAGATATTCCCGATGGTGGTTCTATTGTCGGTGTAACAGGCGGTGAATATGGTCTAGTCTTTATGGATCGAGCAATCCATCGTATGTCTTATGTTGGCAGTCCTCTTATATTTCAGTTCGACAACATTAGTCGTAACTTAGGATGTTATGAGGCTAACTCGATTATTCAGTATGGTGGCACATCGTTCTTCTTAGGCGATGATGGATTCTATGCTTGTGATGGTCAAAATGTAGTGCCAATCGGTAGCGAGAAAGTAAACAGATTCTTCTTTGATAATGTAGAAGAAAGCACTTTGTACCTTATGTCGGCTGCGGTAGACCCAATCAAGAAACTTATTATTTGGGCATACGCATCCAATAGTTCTTCTACACCTGATAGCTTGTTAATCTACAACTATCAAACACAGCGTTGGACAAGTGGTACGACTACTGTAGACAGAATTGCATCTACATCTACTCCTGCCGTTACTTTAGAGGGCATGGATGTCTATGGAAACCTAGATACCATCCTTACAACCTTCGATAGCCGACTTTGGCTTGGTGGCAGACTACTGTTAGGTGGTGTAGATGGTGCAAAGATTGTTACCTTCTCTGGTGCTAACGCTACAGCGTATCTAGAAACAGGCGATATAGAAGTGTCAGGTGCTACTTCCTCAATCACAATGGTAAAACCAATCGTAGATGATGGCTCTGGGTCGGTAGCTTTGTTATCTCGTAGGCTTTTAACAGAGTCCACAGTATTTGGATCACAAACAGCAGCAAACAGCGAAAATAGAGTGTCTGTGCGTGGTATTGGTCGCTATCATCGTCTACAATTAACCCCTACAGGTAGCTGGACATCAGCAGTCGGAATGGACATAGATTTAAGCCCTCTAGGAACTAGATAATGTTTAGAGCATTACCCCCATTTGGTAGCGATCCTCGTGGAGTAGCCGAGGTAGTCAATGGGATTATGAATGGTAAGACTAACAATACAGGGTCGGTTACTTTAGCTACAGGTAATGCAAGCACTACGACACTAACAGATGCTCGGATTGGTTCAGGATCAGTAATTATCCTAATGCCAGCAGATGATGTATCTGCTAGTGCATTTTATCCTTATTTAGCAGTACAAGACGATACAGATCAGGCTGCCACAACAACAACAGCAGCCAATATTATGTCGTTTAGCACTACAGACTATGCTTTAGGTGCAAGTCTAGTAACAAATACGAAACTAACAGCAGGTTACTCTGGACTCTACAACATTCAGTTTAGTGTGCAGTTTAAAAACACAGTTAATGATCCTGAGTTTGTAGATGTATGGTTTAGAAAAAATGGTACTAATGTAGCAGCATCAAAC